AACGACCCTATCAGCGGCTACACCAATGCCTCCCATGATTATGCCGAGCCCACCAACGGCTCGTGGGCCAACATCTGCTACACGGATACCCAAGGCAATGTGCTGTCTACGGCCCCCGGCACGGTAGTGACCGCCTATACCTTTGGCAGTCTGAATGTTGACACAGTGGATGGTGTGCCCGTCTCGACGGTACAAGGTGACGGTACCGTGAACGGTGTGTACACGGTGTTCCTCAAGTGGCGTTGCACTGAGAAACTGGTCCTCAGCCCCTTCATCTTCGCTAACGAGCACTCCGAGGATACGGGTCTGTTTGGCATCAATAACATTCAGTTAGTGATGAACATGCGTGATCCTACCCGTGCTCTCCGTCTCCGTGATTCCTTCGTAGGCACGGCCTCGAAGCAGTACTACAGTGGTACTCTGGGACAGGCATCCACATGGTCCTCTCCGGTGGCCTATAACACCAACGTGGGCTCCGGCGTCTTCCGTGATTCTATCCTCAACGTGCAGTTCCTCACTCCCTCCCTCGACATCCCTCTGCCCCCCAAGAGCGTGGTGCCTTACATGGAGTTCCCTCGTTTCATCACCCAGCCTCAGAACACGACTCTGGGCCCCTTCGGGTCCTCCACGGATACCCAGCAGTTGCAGTCCCAGACGATCACTCTGCCGCAGATTCCCGACCTTCTAATCATCTACGTGAAGCCTCTGGCTGACCCGGCAACGACCGCAGCCGACAAGAGCCTTGACCCCACTCTTCCCCAGTTCGGCTCGTCTTATCTCCCTCTGGCCCCCTCTCGCAATGGTGTGAGGCCCGCTAACCCGATCTCTATCAACTTCGATAACTTCTCGGGTCTACTGTCCTCTCACACGTCGGAGCAGTTATACAATATGTCTGTGAAGAACGGTCTGGAGATGGACTGGAACACATGGAGCGGTCTTGGCCGTGTGTCTACCGGCCCCGGCGGCTCCGTGGTCCCGACGACTGGCGGCTTTCTGGTGCTCAAGCCCGGTGTGGATCTGACGCTGCAGTCTGGGCAGGCGGCCTCTCTGGTGGGCAACTTCACCCTCCAGTTCAATCTGACGGTGACGAACACCTTCCCCTTCCCCGTGAACCCCCAGTTATTCGTGATCACAGCCAACAGCGGCTTCTTCGAGTCCATCCGTGGGTCCTCTCGCATCATCAAGGGCGTGCTGTCCGAGCAGGACATCATTGCGGCTCCTCTGGCTCCGGCCGGTACCCGCGGCAGCCTTGCCCGCATGATCGGCGGCAAGATGATGGCGTTCGCTAACCGTCTGGGTCTTCTCAAGTCCTCTGCGGCCGCACCCATGCGTGGCCGTGAGGATGCCATGCATGAGGCCGAGGCCGCACGCAGTGGCCGTAGGGGAGCCATGCCGGCCCGCAGTGGTGGTGGCGGTGGCCTAGCCGCCCGGCTCATGTAAATCGAGTCCAGTATTCAATATAATTTATTTGGAGTATACCATACGCCGAATAAATTCTGCTTCTATACTATAATGGCTCTGAACCCGCTTGCAAATGGTCTAACTTTTCTGGGTGCGGCCCCGAACGTTATGAACTTTCGTACACCCCCAGATCTGAACCCCGTTTGGACGGCTACGACTCAGTATTTCAAGGGCGATTGCGTGATTTCTTCTATTAATGGCGGCATGTATGTGTTCGGTGGAGGTGGGACTGAACAGACGTCATCTTACGGTGGTACAGACCCCTCCGAGAGGGTACCCGAAACCTCTGGTTGGTGGCCTGCACAGTCTGCTGGTCTTCTGACAGTCGAGCCCAACGTAGCAGCAGCGGGCTCCGTGACAGCCGTAGCGGGAGCGAATGGTGCCATGGTAATCCCCGCCGCCATGAGTTTTGGCCCATTTGCTACTGCTGCCGTGGCGGGAGGCCAGTACCTCGTCACCATCCAAGCCACTGTGACTGCCGCCGCCGCACCCGTCGCTGGCAACGGCTTAGTGTGGACTCTAACTCCCGATGGTACGGCTCCCGTAGCCGTGAAGGTCACGACGCAGCCTATCGTTGGAGATGTCAACTGGGGATGCACGGCCAGTTGTGTGGTAAACATCCCCGTCACCGGCACACAGATTGTTCTGTCTGGTGTCAACAGTGTGGTCGCATGGCCCACTGGTGCCCCCGTCCTTACTAATGTCAAGGTCACCTATGCCCGCATTGCTTAATTTTTTTGAAATACAATGTACCCTATCTATTAGATGAGCGTTCAAGGTCTACAGAATCCCTTTGAACGGTTAAGTGTTCTCCCTACAACCATTAATTGGAGGGGAACATGGGTAAGCATGGAAGTCTATTTTAAGAATGACGTGGTCGTATCTCCGACGAATGGATCGTCCTATATTTTAACTGGAACAATATCTGTTTCGGAAGGAGTTGATCCAGTTTTATCGGTAGTCTGGACAGAGTTTTCGGGCCTATCTACTGGAGTTCAGTCCGTGAATGGAGTAGCACCGGGAATAGACGTAGATAATACGAATCCCCTGCAGCCCATCATTATCAACACTGGGGTCCTTAATGTAATAGGAGGGGGTGGGGCTATTGATGTCGATAACACCGACCCTCAGAACCCCGTTATAAATTCGACTGCAATTAGTAATCTGGGCCAAGGTGCTGGAATTTCAATAGGTGGGACAATAACGGTTCCAGTGATTAATAATGCGGGAGTATTACAAGTTTTGCCTGGAAATGGTATCGCTGTATCTGCTCCAACTGGAAATGTGACCGTGACGAATAATGGTGTAATTTCTCTAGTACCGGGTACGGGCATCGATATCGACACAACAGTTGATCCTAGAAATCCTACAATTTATAACACTGGTGTGGCTTCATTGGTTGTGCAGACTCCCGGACTCTCATCGACTGGTGGCCTTAATCCCACTATTGCTAATACTGGGGTTCTGACCGTAGCACCAGCCGATTCATCTATTATAATCACGGGCACGGCCCAGAATCCTATTCTACAGAGCGACACTCCTATTATCTCTTTACTGTCGGCGTCCACGAATTATTCGGGCCAGCCAGCCATCCAGCCTGGAACGACTGGAACCATCCCCTTATTCGGTGTTCCGGGTAATCTGTTTGCGACGTATGTGTCTACTGGAGCACCAAATCCTAATGGAGTTTTCATGCTGGATATGACGACGATCTCATTTATGTTTAATTCGGTAGGGGGGAACACCACGGTTGTTTCATCACCCTATAGTATCTCTTTCGCTGACACGATTACTGCCGGCGGGCCCTACTTCTATACATCGGCCACATTCCCCGCTAATTATTGGTTATCCCTAGGTCAGACGTATCCTATCACTGCATTTCTGGGCCAAGTCTATTTTAATGTAGCCGCCGCAAGGGCCACGGGCATGCGGATAGTGTCTTCGATTCGGATCACCAACGGCACAAACGCACCCATGGTACTGACCTCTTCGGGTGGAATGTTTGCTGTATACTACCCCAACGGAATAGAATAGGTTATATATGTAGAGATGTCTTCGATCGAACTTGGAGATCGATGGGAACGTCATGAATACCTACCGACGGCCGTTAATTGGATAGGAACATGGAGTCCATCAGTCGTCTATTTTAAGAATGATGTGGTCGTGTCACCGATCAATACTGGCTCGTATATCATGATAGGCCCAACGACGACGTTTCAAGGAGGCGATGATCCATCAATTCCATCAAATGTATGGTTCCCCTTTGGGCAAACGATCGGAACAGTTCAGACCATTCGAGCGGGGACCGGTATAGAATTAACTGGAAATTCTACCAATCCCTCGGTCGCAAATACTGGGGTATTATCAGTCGTTCCTGGAACTGGAATTAATAATATTGGCACCGACACGATCCCTATTCTTACAGTATCTGGAATAACTGGAGTAGTGCAAGGGGTGGGAATCTCAGTAATAGGTATTCCAAATCCAGAAGTTTCCAATACTGGAGTTGTCGAATTAAATCCGGGTGCTGGCATGGACGTGATCTATCCCACTGGGAACGGACGGGCCACTGTCGTCAATAAGGGTTTAACTGGCTTGACAGAGGGGGGAGGGATTTCCGTTGCCGGCGGCCAGATTAAGACGATCGGGAACACGGGCCTATTAACGATTAATGCGGGTGGTGGTATTATTAATAATGGGACTCCCACTGAGCCAGATTTAGAAAATGGAGGGGTAATTACTATCACTCCATTAAATCATTCAATAACTGTCAGTGGTAATCCGCTAGATGTGAAATTGGCCTCAAATAATTCGAGAAAGACGGCTGTGTGGAGCCCAACGGTGGCCACTACCATGACACCGAACCCGATAGGGGTAGGAATAGGATTAATTCCTTTAACACAGACACCGGGTACGCTATGGGCCTCATGCTTAGCGACGGGGGCACCCTTTAATTCTGGAATATTCACCCTGCAGATCCCCTTCACGTTCAAAATGGCCTACCAATTTTCGGGCCTAGGATTTCAATTCCAATATTCGCTTTACGACAGCATCGAAAATAAGGAGTTTGTTATTACGTATCGAGCCTATCCACTAAATGCAAGTGGTGCGAATAGAATTATTTTATATAAACTGGGATCTGTTAGAATAGATCTAGCCGCGATTCGGGCCGCTGGACTGAGACAGATCACTGGGTTTCGCATGTACAGTGGAACCGTGACCGTTATAACCCTTCAAGACGTTGGCGGCACGGCCTTCGCTACTTTTTACCCAACAAATGACTGAGCCCTCCATGGAAAGTTCCTAGCCCATGTTTAAAATAAGCATTGGCCAAAAACCCCAGACCGAAGGGCAGACCGTATTTCACTAGATTCCCCCAGAAGGTCCTATCACCCCTTCTAACCTCTACATTAGGGATGAACTGGCCCACCGTTCGATAGATGGGATCGTCAGAATGGTAAACCCGACGGTGCATGGGATTACCCCCTAATTCTTGTGGCTCTGGAGCGGGGTTGTAGGAAAGGGCTCCACGAATTAGACCGGCCCGTAGAAATCGATCGATAATAGCCCCTCCTAGACTGTGCCCAACTGCTATATAATTAAATTCATCTGGTGGATATTGACTCTGGACTAACTCTAGGGTCTTTAGGTCCTCCTTATAACGTTCACTTTCATTGAGTTTGCCGATGATCAGTAGACCGTCTGCAGTGGCATCACGAGCATCAAATGTGCCTCTTACAGAGACGACAATGGTCTCGTCATCATGGTAGAATCTGAGAGTAGGGGTACTATAAAAAAGGGAGAAGGCCCCTATTTTAGGGCGGGCATTTCCGGGATAGGCCGCTTTGGCCATCTGCTGCATGTCAGACATTGGAATGGGCATTCCTTTCTATTATATAACAATAATAGAAACGAAAATCATAGTCATAGTATTAGACTGGCACGGCCTCTTCCTCGGCCTCCTCATAGGCTGGCCCCGTATAGCCGATCCTAGAATATCGCATGCCCTTCGAGGTGCGTTTGATCAGAAGGACTGACCGTGCGAACTTGAGAATGGCCTTGCTGAAGGCCACGTTAGACCTATTATACTCCAACTTATTATCAATACAGAATGTCTTGTATTGAGTGAATAACTGGGAGGCCGAGCACTCCGCACCGATCCATGTCTCCATGAACCGCTCCTCAGACGACTTACGGCTGTCGACGACAGCGTCTTGGTAGTCATTCTCTGGCAGTTTCTGGACCACGAACTCGGTGATATCACGGGCCATGAGAAAGGCCGCCACCTTACCGCCATACTTATCATTGAACATCTCGGCCCGCAGATCAGACCAATACTTATTGTCGCCCTTCTTGGCAATAGAGCATGGAATGACCACGAACCGGCGTTCGCCACTGCTCATGTCAACGGGGCACGTGCCGTTCGTCGTCATGACAACCCTAGCGAAGTTATCGGCCTTGACGGTCTTGGAGTTCTTAGGATTGAAGGTGTTGTAGTTGCCAGTAATGCGACCCTTGAGAAGAGACGCGTTCTCAAGGCAGACCTTGGCATCGGCCTCCTCGAGTTTCACTAGGAACTTATTCATGAAATTGCAATCATGCTTCTCGAAGAAAGTCTTGGTATCAGTGTAATTATGGGAATAGACGGGCCCGATCACATGCGTCATGAAGAAGTCCCAGAGGGTATCCTTGCCGACACCCTTGTCGCCGGTGAAGATGAGAGACGTACCGGGCAGATCGAAGGGCTTCTGAAGGAGGTGGGATAGCCAGTTGAGGGTGTAGGTCTTGAGGATATCGTTATTGGAGCATGTTAAATCGAGGAGTTCCAAGAACTTGGCGGGCCCATTCTCTAGGTCAGTCTCATCCAAATTATTCTGATATTGTAGCCGAATAGGAATAGTAAATACCTCGGGCTCAGTCGATGGCTTCATGGTCAGAGACTTAATCACACGACGGGTCGGGTCAGCCATCCACATGGGGAAGAACTGCTTGTAGTCGTCAATCTTAGCGGACACACGGAAGATCCATTTGGTGGAATAATAGGTCGACGCATGGCCGCCCTTCATCACGATGGGGTCCTTGCCCTCGATATACTCATAATACTCGTCGGTAGGGGCATAATAGAAATTAGTCTCCTCGAACTCACGCTTCATCTCTAGGTAGAGAGACTTCTTGACGCCCATGTAGAGGTCGGCCTCGTCGACGTTGGCCATCTCATCGACGAAGTCCTTGAATGTCATGAACGGCTTGTCAATGATGCTAACGTCATAGCCAACAGTAGTCTTTATCGCTGACATCGCTACTACAAGGGCAACCTCGAGATCCAATTGGTTATTCTTGCGGACCATGATTCCGTCGTAGCAGAACACATCCACCTTCCATCCGAGCATCTCAAAGGCGTCGGCCATAGCCAGCATACACCTCCTCTCCTCGGTTTGCAGGATATAGGAGAGAAAGGTGCCATAAATCCCCGTCTGGAATTTCTTATTTTCCTCCCTTAGTTCTTTGTGCTTACGGCATGCCTCGGCTAGGTCCGCATACTCATCCCTACCGAATAGGTACTTTGTGAACGACTTGATCTCCTCGGCAAAGGGCCCGAGAAATACATGCTCATTCTTGCCACCATACATAATCTTAATAATGGCCTCCTTTGCCTCGTCCCTATCTGGGCAGATCTGGGCGAGATACTTCTCACGGTTCATACAATACTTCTCGACCTCGACTAGATCCTTATCGAAGTACCTCTTGGCAAACTGGTGTAGAAGGACCGGATGACAATTCGCAATATCAATATCATGATAATAGGCTTGGCATAGAGTGCCTCGGCACTCCTTTTCCATGCGTTCAAGGGCTCCACATGAGCCAAAGAGACGTCCGTATCCCAATTTGGCTGGGAGGGTCTTAGCCAGTTTATATACGACTTCATTCTCTAGTCTCACGGCCCCCTTCTTCTTGTGCTTCCAAAGATAGTCGACTTGAGCATTAATAGCAGCGGGGAGGTCAGCCCTATGCTCCCATAGGAACGTACAGCCGGCCCTAGATGCGATCTGGGTCTTCTTAATGCCTTCAACGGGGATGGTCGGGACGGTAGGAAAGTTGGGGGTCATGGTAGTCATTCTACTACTGTATCGGGAAAAAACTTTAGGTGGACGCAGATGTTTACCGGGGTAGTCATCTTTTTTACCGGGAGACCGAAAGTCTGGCCAAATTTGAAGAGCCACCCAGACTTTTATTCCCGCTATTAATGGTTGTCGGGAGAGATAGAGTACGCAATAGGCAGTATACGGACGCTGAAGTAATAGCCCTACGTGAGGCCTATGCAGCCTCCACCATGGCCACTTCGACGTTTGCTAAGCAGTGGCCGGGTCGTAAGACGACATGGGGGCCTATACACGATATCTTACTGAACCGATCCTATCAATGGTTGCTGCCGGGGCATCCTTACCGCATAGAATATGATCG